ACTGTCATAAGCGTCTTCCACAAATTTCGGAAGACGTGTCTCTGCCGATTTTACTAATGCTTTTTCTGTTTCCATTATTATTTATTTAAGTTTAAAATTTTGAATTAACCATTGTAACCCTGGCTTAATCCACTTATTTCGCTTACAAATAAGAAGATTATTAGCCTTCGGATAAAATATTATCCTTCCGTATTTTTCTGTATCAAAGAGATAGCTTCTCTTAACAGGATCAACATATATTGTACTCTTGACCATCTCTTTTAACTTTGGAAGGTACTTTTCTATAAAGCGTTCCTCCCTTTTTTCTCTCATAGCCTTCGTAAGAATACCATAAGCCTTGCTATCAGACTCAACCGATCCCGCTTCGATACGTAATTCTTCTGACTTTTTCATTTCCTCGGATTCAAAGGTTCAACATACTCCGAATTGAATTTCCACCTGTTATTATTTGTGTGCCATTTCTCCTTGACCTGATCTCCGTGAGAACCCTTTCTCAACTGACCAATGCTCCCATCGGTAAGATCACATATTGACCTGCGTACCGATGTTATGAGGATATTCTCATCATACATCATCTGGTATATCTTCTGTACCTGATATGGAGTGAACCATCTGGTTGGATTGCTACTGAATATTGTCAGGATTTTTTCTTTCTGGCTTTCTGCTTTTGTCCTTGCCTTTTCAATCTGTTCTTCAGGAAGAGGCACGGTGTCGTGAAAAACAAGTTCTCTCTGTTCTGTCATAGTATCTGATTTTATGTGTTCAATAATATATAATGCCGATATAATTAATAAGATTGCAATAGAAGCCATCGCTGCTGCTCCGAGATCAACTGATGCGAGTACAGTAATGATTATTATTAAAAGTATTGCATTCCTTATTGTTCTCATCCCTTATTCATTCTTTAAACTAAGAACTATGGAGTACACTTCATTTTGTTCGCCCAAAAGTTCAATAGCAGATAGACAAATTTTGTCGTCATCTATGTGTGTAATTTTAAAATCTGTTGGTTTTTTGGCGTTAAAACTAACACTCATAGTGCCTAATTCTTTTAATTTGATTGTTCTCATAGTTAGTTATTAAGATAATAACTTATATCAATCGTATGCTTCATGAAATGAATTTTGAACCCTCTTGTGTTGCTTGTTTTACATAGAGAAATGGAAGGTAAGATGAAATATCCCATATAACTACGTTTCCACCAGCTAATTTCAATTCTAAAAAGAGTTAAATAAACAAAACTCTCCCCTTTATCAATTAATTTTTTCATTTCATCCTTTAATTACCGATAAAATTTCCAATCTAGGCCACCATTTAGCCTTCCCATCTTTGATAGTCTTATTTCCACGCAAAGCAAACTGTATCGTCACCCATTCACCTTCCCTGATCTGCAATAGCTGTTGCATATTAGCCTGTGTCGCTTCAAACGGCACCTCATTTGAATATGTACCAAGAAAAACCTGCAGAACAATTATCCTCGATAGAATTGTTGTTCCTGCTTTTGTCTGATAAGATTCCGGTTGACCTACATGAATGACCTTCCCTGAGATCATGTGATCATTTACCTGTGTATTTTTCCCTTCGTGATGTGCCATATTATTTATTTAAAAATTAATTGCTCCGTAATAAGCTATTAACATAGCATCGGCATTGTTGTTGTTTACCTTGAAGTCTGGCATAATCCTTTGAAGTCTTTCCCGAAGTCTTCGTTTCCATTCTGGCTTTGATTCTCCCTTGTTTTTCTTCATACCATAGTGCTTCATCCATGACTGAGGAGTTATCTCTTTAAACGGGATATTAAGGGCTAACAGTGCCATTTCTATGTGCCCCACGTTTTTCATAAACACAGAAACCGAAGTGACTCCCATGTCAGGCATACCATGAACTTTCTCAAGGATAGCAAAAGATTCATGCGATACGGTAGCTTCGAGTAATTTTTGATACCATTCTTTTGTAGTATTCTTTGCAAACTCGATTGTCTCTGTTTCTTTAAGATTCCCCTGTGCATCAAGATAAATCATCGCAATACAACCACTTGTGCTCCCGGGATCAATTCCAATGTAACATTTCATAATCTATTTTTTAATTTCTTGGCCTATAATTTTCAACTGCTCCGGCAAAAAACACATAACATCTCCTGTTTTGACATGCTGGCAGATAGCCACTGTGAAACTCACTCCTGTATCATTGATAATATCCATCTTCAATCCCCAGTGTAATAAAAAATATAGGTCTTTCTCAATTGGCGACTCATCTTCTTTAAGTTCGCCCTCTTTCTCGTATGTTACCTCACACAAAGTCCGCATTTTATATGTATTTCCAAAACCATCCTTGTCGTGATTCACTTTCATTTCTTACCATTTTGGAGATATGATTTTCAGTGAATCCTGTTTTTTTAGCAGCGTCTAATCTACTTCTGAAGACATTTAATAATGTTCCATCTTTCCTATATTGCCCAATAGGCTTTTTACCATGTCCTAATTGGTTTACCCTGTTATCCTCCCATCCTACAACATACATTATTCCAAGATAATAACGAAATAATGGATATAAATAAGGTACAACAGCGTGCAATTCTTCTGGAATTTTCTCATCAAGATTAACCTTAACATCAAGCATCATCCTTTTTACTGCACGTTCTTGATCCATATCAATAACATTCCTGGTTGATCTTTGCAAACTCTCTCAACAACTGTTCTTCAGAAGGTTTTTCTTTGATGCGATTATTGAATGTACGTGACTTTGCACCTTTGCGCTCACTCCAATCAACTGTTCCAAGTCTTCCAAAATCAATCTGTTCTGCTCCTGCTAATGTCAATTCTTTTACGAGAATATTCTTAATACCGTCCCTTTCATCATCAATAATGCCCTTTAATCCATTAAGCACTTTATCACGCTTGCACAGGTCATAAGTACGCATTGTCCCTTCAATAGAATCTCTTTCTCTGAGAAACTTCTCATTCATAAAAGCTGTATAAGCCTCAGTATGATCTGGCTCTGGCTCGTATTTCTGAATGATTGCATCGTATTTCTCAACCTCAGATATGTTACCTATCTTCTCAGCTTCCTGCCTCTTTAAAAACGCTTGTTTGGCGGGTAAAACACGATTCTCCCAAAACTGTCTACTTATATCAATGATTCGTGTGCAGAGACCATCATCCCTCTGGACTTTCTCAACCATGAACTCATTACCGTCTTTCAGAATTGCTATTTCTGCATAATCAGTTTCGAGAATAATCATATAACAGTGTACTTGAATTAAATATGAGATAGGAATCCCATCCTGCCACATTTGCGAACTCCAATAGCTGAGTGTTTTGATTTCAAGCACTGCTTCGGTTGTTAATTTTTCGCCTGTCAAAAGATTGATGCCACCTTTTATGTTCTGAATCCTGTCAAATGAACCAAATAACCACGGATAACTCGGATTGACAACAAGACCATTGACATTTCTGCACTGGCGAATGACCTTATTATTTTTGTAGTTCTCAATCCATCCATCGGTTGTGCCATCATAAAACTCCCATAGCTTGGCAATATTGTCCTCCATGTATCTTCCAAAAAACATCTTTGCATTGTCTATCTGACGTGGCTCAACCATCCCGATTTTCTCATAAAAGGTGCGTGTCACAGTATCATATTTATTTAACCCGAGCACTGTCGCTAATTCCGAGCCTCCTATACCTGTTCTCCGATAGTCAAACCATTCCTTGGTTTGAGGAGGAATGCGTGTAATAATCAAATCTGATCTCATTTTAGATATGTCTCCATGTTTTTCGTTCTACAATATCCTTAATTGCACCTCTTTTTACACCAAAAAGAGCAGCAATTTTTTCTTGTGAAAATATTCTTGGTATCCACATTTCACGTATTCTTAACACTTGCTCTTCAGTTAATAAATGATTACCATGCCTTTCTCCCTGAGTGGGAATTATCCTTCCTTGTTCATAGGCGTATAGAATATTCTCGCTTTGTGTCATCCATTCCAAATTGCTTGCATGATTATCTGTTCTAATGGAATTTATGTGATTAGGTTGTTTTAATCTTCTGGGATTTGGAACAAACGCATTCGCTACCAATATATGTACAAATATCCTCTTTCGCTTTTCTTCTCCCCATAATGTAACATGCAAATATCCTGCATTATTAATCCCCTGTTTTAATTTTTTACAAAATTTTTGCCTATTATACTCCTTGCTGTAAACATCTCCGTCAGATGTAACAAAGTAATTAGGATAGCCGGGAATATCTTTTATTCTCATAAATTCAATGCTTTCGGTGCTTTCATATCCTTCAATCCTAACGGCTGCAATTCCTTGTAGATATCGACAAAGATTTCATTGAGAAGATCGGCTTGCGCATTCATCATCTCGGATTCCTGCTTACCATCATTGCTGATGTTTTCGTACCAACAGTCGTACCATTTTGACAACTTATTAACAAGGTTTTCATGCTGTGTGACGAGATTCATTCCCTCATCATAATGCTTTTGGTAAAATGCTGTCCATGCTTTATAGCTGTCGTATTTGGCTTGTGCCTGCTTCTTTTGCTCCTCACTGTCCCATTTACGATTAGCATCGTGCATTATTACCTCTGCTTCTCTTGTGCGTTGCAATTGCGGGTCAAGTACTTTTAACTTAAACTGATCCATCTGTTTTGCCATTGCATAGTTATTTACGTTGCTCATTGTAAAATATTTTATATTCGTTTGTAAAAAAGTGCAAAACTCCATCAATCTCCATAACGGAACAACTTTTTCTCGGGAAATGAATCTTATCCCCTTTCTTGATTCTTGTACAAGCGCTACCGCAATCTATGACTTTGCCCATCTCTGTGGTGTCCTTAACTGTCTCTGGTATTAATAAGCCCTTAGATGTCTTCTCTGGCATCCGGTCAGGTAAAATCAATACTGCATTCCCTAATACTTTCATAACTAAAATGGTAATTCCTCTGATTCATCATTTTCAAATACTTCTTCTTTCTCGGGATTGAGCCTGTTTTCAAGAGGTTTGACTTCTTTTTTCTTATCGTCAATGACAAAAAATCTTCCTCCTTTGCTGTAATCCATCCGCATCCTTATTTTACCCAATTTCCCAGTCTCCTCAAAACGTACTTTTTCAAGTGTTATGATGGTAGGCGCATCAGCGTCAATAAGTATTTTTTCATCTTCTGTTGCATTATCTGGTATTTCAGATGCAGGACGCTTTTTATACATATATCTATGAAGTAAGATTCCGAGATCAATCTTTTCTTTAAATGCACTACTTCCTTTACTATCATATAAGCATGGCATTCTATAATTAATACCCACTTTTTCAATCTTTGTTGGATGTACAATTATAATGCAACAAAGATCATACACATCAGAAAAATTAATTAAATAATCAAGTTGTTTACTAATAAATGTAGTCTCAGTTTGATTTTTCGGTTGCTCATGCTCAATCTTATTCCACGCATCAATGACGAACCCAAAGATATTCTCTGTCTTTTTGAGGTAAATAAGGTACTGTAAGAGACTTTCCATGCTGTTAACATGGTCACTATCCACCTTGCCGTTCCATGTCTCAAAATTGAGTTTATTAGGTGCAATGAAGAAAAAATGTTTTTGAATATATCTCATGGTTTTTGAACGCATCTCTTCTGACATAGAGTTCTTAAAACCTCTTTTGAATGACTGACCAGTAATAACCTCTGCTATCTTTGCTTGTTCCCTTGATACAGGTCGATTTTCAGGCGTGAACATTGCCCATTTTATAAGTTCTTTATCATTATGCCTCATAAGTTCAGAAAGATACCAACGAATCCAAACCGATTTTCCACTACTCGGCAATCCAAGAATTTCTACGATCAATTTTCTCTTAAGAGTAAATAAATCATCTAAATCTTTTATACCTATGCCAAGTCCCGGAACAAAACCATCAGCAGCAATCATCTCAAGCTCTTCCTTTACATCCTGCGGTCTGATTATGCCCCTTAGCGGGAATGAAGAAAGATTATTATAGCATTCATCAACACCTTCCTTACCAAGTGCCGGAAGAAGAACATCGGATTTATTATTGCCCTTAAACACGTCATTGGCGTCTTTGTAGCCAGTAGGATAGTTTATGTACTTACACCTCTCTTTTCCGAAAATAAAGGCTAATTTGTCCCTCAGAACTCGCCCTGGCGCATCATTGTCAGTAGAGAAGATTATCCTCTCAACATCCGCAAAAACACTTTTGACATATTTATCATTGGCGTAGTCAAACTCATGGTCAAACTCTTTTGCATCAGGGTTTGGAGCTCCCTGTGGCACACTCAGCACGTTCTTATAGCCACATTCCTTCCATGTCAGCCAATCCCATTCACCCTCAGTTATTATGACTTCCTTCTTTTCTCCAACATCAAATGATAATGACTGCATACCTAAAAAGATTGACCTTGTACCAAGATTTTTGGGCATTTGCCACCACTTAGGAGCATCCTGATCAGGCTTCCACCTTACATTGAAATATTTTACATTGACAAGTGTCTCATTGATATAAAAAGGGAATCCCATGATTGGTATGCCATGTCTGGAATATTCGTAAATCTTTTCTTTTTGGGCTGTCTTCATCCCTATTCCACGTTTCTCCAAATATTCTCTTACTTCTTTGGAATAGGTTTCAGCAATTTGCTTTGGCATACGAGACTCACTTGCAACCTGATTGTATTTATCCATCAAATCCAGATTACCGCTCCAATAACAATGATGACATTTGAAATATCTATTCTCTGGTTCATTGTTTACAGTAAGGCAATGGACGTTCTTATGATGCTGACGTGTATCATTACACTTCGGACAAATTGCAGTCCATCGTGTCCGTCCTTCCAAGACTTTTATCCCTAATTCTTCAAAGGTCATACAGATTCATTTTCTTTTCCCTTTTTATCTTCCATCTGTCTCTTCAATTCGCTTAATTCTTTAATTTTAGGTAATATCCTTTTTTCAATTG